CAAAAATAAAATTAAAAAAATTAAAAGATAAAGGGATGGTCACAGAAAATTTATTTGATACCATAGAATCACTAAAACAAGAAAATACTATAAAATTAATAAATGATCTTTGCGCGTATGATTCTTCTAAAGTAGAACTATTAAAATACTTAAAAGATAAAAATATTAAAATTGCTTGCTATACTAATAGCATAAGAAAAACTGCCGAATTGATCCTGAAAAAAGCAGGTGTTTTATCCTCGTTAGATAAACTGATCACAAATCAAGACGTTAATTCTCCAAAACCAAACCCAGAAGGTTATATAAATTGTATTAATTTTTTTAATGTCTCTCCAAACGAAACTATAATAGTGGAAGATTCTCCAAAAGGAATTGAAGCAGCTTCTGGTGCCGGCGCTTTTATAATAAAAGTCGATAATGCTAAACAGGTTAATATAGACCTTATGAAGGAATACATATGAATATAGTTATACCGATGGTTGGTCTTGGGAAGAGATTTTTTGATGCGGGATATTTAGATCCAAAACCATTAATTAAAATAGAGGAAAAAACAATAGTTCAACACGCTATAGATAGTCTAGGAATAGAAGGACAATATATATTTGTAATTAGAAAAAGTAACTTTTCTGATAAGCTAAAAGATGTATTATATAATACTAAGCCCGACTCTATAATTATTGAAATTGATTATTTAACTGATGGTACAGTAAGCTCTATATTATTAGCAAAAGAATTTATAGATAATGATACAGAACTTATCACTACAAATTGTGATCAAAGAACTATCTGGGATAGTAACTTATTTTTAAATTCATGTCGAAGAAAAAATCTCGATGGCTGTGTTGCTACTTATCCTTATGATAATATAATAGTGGGAGAAAAGAGTCCTTATAGTTTTATAAAAACAGATGAAAATAATTTAGGTCTACTGTTAGATGAAAAAACTGCTATTTCTAATTTGGCTTTATGCGGTATTCATTATTGGAGAAAAGGAAGCTATTTTGTAAACTCTGCGGTGGAATTGTTAAAAAACAATGATAGAGTTAATAATGAATTTTATGTATCTAAAACATATAATTATTTAATAAAAAAAGGTATGAACATAGGTTATCACTCTCTCAATAAGGGTGAATTTTATTCTTTAGGAACGCCGGAGGACATAAAAATTTATGAAAACAGAAAATAAAAAAATAGCATTAGTACTAAGCGGTCATTTAAGAACATATATGGATACATTTCTTAATTTAAAGAAAAATTTATTAGATTTATATGATTGTGATATATACATCTCCACCTGGAATAATACGGATCATCTTACTGATTTTTATCACTCTGAAGAGTCTATGAAAAAATTATTATCTGTTTATTCTCCTTGGACTAAGGTGATAGTAATAAATGAATCTAGGGGTTTTTTTGAATACAATAAAAAAAATATAGAAATACATCCTACCAAATATGGAACTTGGAATACGGAAAATAGTCAATACAAAACATATCAAGGTGGAAATGTACCAGAAGAGGCAGTAAATAGATTAACTTCGCAATGGTATGCTGTGTCTGAGGGTTTTAAATCTATAAAAAACTATGAAAAATATGATTTTCTTATCAGAAGTCGATTTGATATTGATTTATTAAAGCCATTTAATTTTGTGGATGAAAAAATTGTCGTTGGAGATTCTTATGGAGTAGAAAATTATTACAATATAAGAGACTATATCGTATATATAAAACCTGAAGCTTTTGATATTATGAAAAATATCTATGCTTTGAGTATTGAAAATTTTAAAAAATATAATAATTTTTCTGCAGAAACCATGCTTGAATATACTTTAAAAAATAATGATCTAAAAATACCTTTAACAATAGATAATAATTTAAGATATGATTTAGAATATAGGCTTAAGAGATGAAAATAGATAATATAAATAATATGTGGAGAGGTTGGATGGTAGGAAATTTCAATCCGAGCGTTTATAAAACTGACCTCTTTGAAGTTGGAATACTTATTCATAAAAAAGGTGAAAAGTGGCCTAAACATTATCATAAAATTGCTACAGAAATTAACTGCTTAATTTCTGGTAAGATGGTAATATGCGGAAAAGAAATCAACCCAGGTGATATTTTTATTCTTGAACCGCTAGAAATAGCAGATCCTGAATTTTTAGAAGATTGCAAAATAGTTGTTGTAAAAACAGCTTCTGTTCCAAATGATAAATATGAGGTATAAATGACTAAAGATTTTTTATTTTTTTCTTATTCTTGGGTTGATAATGCAAATTTTTATTTCAAAAAATTTGAAGAATTAGGCTATAAGTGTGATTATGTATATGAAACAAACCTAGCAGATTTTAAGCCAGTACATGATTATCAAAATATTGTTTTATATCTTCATGAGTGGAATACTATACCAATAACTAATAAAATAATAGATACATATTATAGATTCTCTAATCTTATTCAACACGATGATACCGACTTTGAAGATATACAAATTTGGAGCAATAGAAAACCAGACTTAATAATGCATAGAGAGTTGACAGATAATTCAAAAAATCCATGGAAAAGCCCTGTATATGGATTTCATTTTCCTGTTGCTACAAAATATGATCAAAGATTTCAATTAAAAGAGATCGATTTATCTTTTATAGGAAGAATGACTTCTGGAAGAAGGAAACCGTTTGTTGAGCACATTAAGCAACTATCAGTGAATGAGTTAAAAAATATGAACTGGCATATTGATGTTGATGATCATGTAGGTGTAGCTGATAAAATTACTAAAAAATATACAGAAGTTATAAATTCTTCAAAAATAGGACTAAATTATTTTGGTAATTCTTATGACTCTAAAAGAACTTGGGAATTGGCAAGTACAAAATGCGCTATAATAATGCCAAAATTAAAACTAAAATCTACATCAAAAGATGGTATACTATTCGATAGTTATATAGAAATAAGAGATGATTTTCAGGATTTAAAAGAAAAAATACTTTACACAATGGAAAATAAGAGATATATTGACTATGGAGAAGCTGCGTATGAATCTTACACAAAGTTTCACACTCCCGAAAAATGCTTCGAAAAATATTATGAAATTGTAAAAAATATTTTACAATTATGAGGAAAATATGAAATTTAATATTTTTACTAGTGAGTTGGATTACGAGAAATATTATATAGCAAAATATAAAATTAAGTCAAAAACTAATTTAAAGGATGCTGCTTGGAATTTAGCAATCGGACAAAGCGTTGGCAATCCAAATGTTAGAAACGAATGGGAAACTGAAGAATTGTTTCAAAATCATTCTTGCCTTATTTTACATTCAGAATCAGAATTGAGCGAAAAAACTGAAGGTGAAGTAAATATTGCATTTCCTGTTGCAAACAATGACTGGCAATCTGATGGAATTTCTCACATGATATGCCAATTAATGGGTGGTCATGTTGATATAGATATAGTTGAAAGATGTAGATTAATTGATTTAAAATTACCTAAATCTGTTACAGACAATTTTTTAGGTCCAAAATTTGGAATCAGTGGATTTAGGAATTTTACAGGACAATATAATAAACCCCTGTTCGGAAGTATTGTTAAGCCAAAAATTGGAGTAACTCCATATATTTTACTAGAAATGGTAAAACAAATGGTTGATGGTGGTGCCGACTTTATCAAAGAAGATGAAATCATGAGCAACCCAGTGGTGGCTCCTCTTGAAAAAAGAGTAGAGATTGTTTCAAATTATCTAGCAAGCCAAAACCGTAAAGTTGTTTTCTGTCACACCATAAATTGTGATCCACATATTCTTGTAGATAGAGTAAAAAGAGTATATGAATTAGGAGGAAATGGTGTACATATTAACGTGTTTAGCGGCTTAGGTTCTTATAATAGCATAAGAAAATTAAATCTACCTTTATTTTTACACTATCAGAGTAGCGGCGCAAAAGTTTTTACAGAGAAAGATCATAAATACAGTATTTCTTGGAAGGTTATGTGTTATTTAGCTACTTTAATGGGCGTTGATACCATCCAAACTGGTATGATTGGTGGATATAGTAATGACGATCCAGAAGAAATTTTAGAATGTATCTCAACTTTAAGAAATGGAAACACACTCCCAGCATTAAGTTGTGGTATGCACCCAGGGTTAGTGGAGTATGTAACTTCAAAAGTTGGTATTGACTATCTAGCAAATGCGGGTGGTGCTGTCCATGGTCATCCTAATGGTACAATTTCTGGTGCTATGGCAATGAGACAGTCAATTGATAAAAATTATAAATCTGAATATAATATAGCTATAGAAAAATGGGGATTGGTAAAATAATGAAAAAATGGCAATCTGATTTATTAAGAGACATAAGATTTAATGATTCAAGAGATGATTCAGATCTTCCTCTAAGTGAAACAACTGATGTATATTATGATGGACAAAATGGTGAATTTACTCCATGCAATCATGAAAGCTTAAAAAAATATTTTTTAACAGTTAAAGATAGATGTAGAGCTATTTTAGAGATAGGAATTGCTAGAAGTGAATTTGGTAGTTCATATACACTTGTAAAAAACAAAAACAAAGACTGTGTATATATTGGAGTAGATATCAGAGATTGTTCATTTTTGAATGACGAAGAGAATAATGTTTATACTCTTCAAACAAAATCTGAAAATTATTCTGAAATATTAGAATTCATAAAATCTAAAGGAGTTGAGGAAATAGATTTTATTTTTATAGATGGTTGGCATAGTATAAATCAAGTATATGCAGAGTGGGAATTTACAAACTTATTATCCGAATATGGAATTGTTGGATTTCACGATACGAACAACCATCCAGGACCAAAACTGTTTGTCCAAAATTTAAATTTTGATTGGGTAGTTCAGAAAGAATGTTTAACAGATCATGGAATTTCTTTTGTATGGAAAAAACAGTAATAATTCAAGGCGAAATACAAAATAATATGGTGCAGAGATCCATAAACCAAATAAGGGAATGGTTTGATGGAGAATTAATAATATCAACTTGGGAAGGACAAAATAATAATTTAAGCGGATATGATAAAATATTATTTTGTAAAGATCCCGGACCTGGGCCTTTTAATGGTTTATTGCCTGTACAACAACATTGCAATCTAAAAAGACAGTTATATGGGCTTAAAAAAGCACTAGAAGAAAGTTCAAATGATCTTATATTCAAGATAAGAAATGATTGTTTGGTAACTAAAAATATTTTTAGTTATTTTAATTTTGAAAAAGCATTTGGAGAATATAAAATCTTTGATAGTAAAGTAGTGGTCAGTAATATGATGACCATAAACCCAGACTCCACATCAGAACCAAAACCTTGGTTTAGAATTTCTGATTGGTTTTATTTAGGCATGAAAGAAGATATTAAAAAAATTTGTGATGTATATGATGACTTAGAGAAAACAGACTTTTCTAATTCTTTTTTTGGAACTGAACATATATTATCTTTTAATCTGATAAAAAAATATATCTACAAGGATTTAACCCTAGAAGACTACATAACTCTGACAAGAGATTCGTGGAAATATATATTAAACAACTATAAGGTTATAGATACAAAAAGCACTGCAGGTATTATAAATATTGGAAAATGGATTAATCAACCAGAATATTTATCATGTTATTTAACAGAAGAACAATACAAAGAAAGAATTTCTGATGAAAATTATATCACATAGAGGAAATTTAAATGGCATAGAAAGAAATCTGGAAAACAATCCAGATAGGATCTTAGAAGTAATAAAAAAATTTGAAGTTGAAGTAGATGTTTGGTATGTAAATAATAAATGGTTTTTAGGACACGATTTACCAACATACGAAGTAACAAATTTTTTCTTTAGCAATAAAATGTGGCTACATGCTAAAAATTTTGATGCTTGTATCAGACTGAAAAATACTGAGTTAAATTGGTTTTGGCATGAAAATGATAAAATTACTTTAACTAGTAAAAATTATTTATGGTGTTTTCCTGGTGTTTATATACAAGATGGGATTACGGTAGAATTTGGACACAACAAAAACCTACCTAAAAATATATTAGGGGTATGTACCGATTTTCCTGAATTATATTAGAGGAATTATATGATTATTATAACTGGCGGCTCTGGATTACTTGGAAGTGCATTTAAAAAAATATTACCGGATGCTCTCTATCCAACACATAAAGAATTAAACTTAGAAAACTATGATGATACTCATCGATATTTTGATAATTTTAATGAATTCTCCGAATCAAAAATAAAAGCAGTAATACATTTAGCAGGAAAGGTTGGAGGAGTAAAAGCAAATACTCGCTATATTTCTGATTTTTATAACACAAACTCTGAGATAAATAACAACATTATTCAATCTTGTATATTTACAGATGTCCCAAAGTTAATTTGTTGTCTATCAACGTGTATATACCCAGACGAAAAATATGTAAATTATCCACTAACTGAAGATCAGCTTCATAATGGCCCTCCACATGATTCAAATTTTGGATATGCTTATGCAAAACGTATGGTTGATGTTCAATTAAAAGCAGCAAATCAACAATACAGTACAGAATATATATCAGTTATTCCAAACAACATGTATGGAGAACATGATAATTTTGATCTTGAGAATGGTCATGTTATCCCATCTTTAATCCGTAAAATCTGGGAGGCAAAAATTAATAATAAACCATCGTTTGAAGTTTGGGGTGATGGTGAAGTTTATCGTGAGTTTACTTATGCTGAAGATATTGCTAAAGCGATAAAATTCTTATTAGATAATAATTATACCGGAGATCCAGTAAATATTGGATCTACTAAAGAATACAAATTAAAAGATGTTATTACTTTAATTTCTAAAGAATTAGAATATAATGGTGATATAACGTATGATAATAAAAAACCAAAAGGACAAATTCGTAAACCAACTTCTAATAAAAAATTTCTAGATTTAGGATGGAAAGAAGAAACGTATACAAGTTTAGAAGTAGGGATAAAGAAGACTTGTGACTGGTTTAAAAAAAATTATCCAAATATAAGAGGAGTATAAAATGAAATTATCTGACCAAGCTTTAACATGTGTTATGGTAGCTTTACAAAAAAGTCTAATGGAACAAACTGATATTGTTCCACTTATGAAAAGTTTTGATCTAGAATTAGAAGATGGAGAGTTAGTTGTTGTAAATCCACCTGTTGCTATGAAACTATCGGAAGACCAAGCGGGAGAATGATCATGCCATTATATACATACGAATGTAAACAGTGTGAATATAAATTTGATTCTTTTCACAGCATGAATGAAAGTTTAAAACTATGTGAAAAGTGCGGAAAAGAAACTTTGGAAAGAATCCCACAACTATTAACTTCCTATTCTAAACAAAAATCCGAAAGAGACATGGCTGGTGAAAGAGTCGAAAAATTTATAGAGGATTCCAGAAAGTTATTATTGGATTCTAAACAAGAACTTAAAGGAAGAGAATATAAATGATACTTTTAACAATCCTTTTTTTATCGGCACTTATAAATATTGTATTAATTTGGTATTGTAGAAAGTTAGTAAAAAATCTATGGTATGGTATATCTAATGTAGATGAACTTCAGAAACTATTAAATGAATATTCAAATTCTTTACAGTCTGTTTATGAATTAGAAGAATTCTATGGTGATGAAACAATTAAAATTGCTATAGAGAATACAAAATTAATCGTTGAAGCATGTCGTGTATATAAAGAAACTATAATTCAAAAACAGGAAGAAAAAAAAGTTGAAGAAAAGAACAGAGAATGATAACAAAGAAAATAAGATCTATTTTTCTAAGACGCATGAAGATGCGATTTTAGAATACGCAACTATAATAGATCATAAAAGAAGAACAGAATTATATATAACTCTAATACAACCAGCGTTTAATGAAATGGTTGATAAAATTGTATATACGTATAAATTTAATACGCTTCCTAATATTCAAGACTTAAAAGATGAATGTAAAATTTGGCTTACGACCATATTGGATAAATACGATGTATCCAAAGGGTCTAAAGCCTTTTCTTATTTTTCGGTTATTACAAAAAATTGGTTCATCCATAAGGTAAAAAAAATACAAAACAGTAAAGAAGTGTGTATAGATGATATAGGAAATTTAGCCGAGGATGAAAATTTTATATCTTATAATACATACGATCAAAAAAGAGAAGAAACAGAATTTTGGACAGCTCTATGGAAAGAAATAGATTCATGGCAACCTGAAAAAATGAAGCAAAATGAATTAAAAGTCTTTAAGGCTATAAAAGTTTTACTAGAAAGTCCCGAAAGTATACAAATTTTTAATAAAAAAGCTATTTATCTTTACATAAGAGAGATGACTGGTTTAAGTACAAAACAAGTTGTAAACAACTTAAAAAAATTTAGAGGTAGATATACACACTTTAAAAATGATTGGGATGAAGGAAAGATAACACATCTATGGAGCGAAGAAGATGAGTAAATCATTACAAGATTTTATAGAAAAATCTGTACAAAATATAGAGCAAGATAGAGCAGTTGCTTCCTATCTTTTAACTCGTTTAGTAGATAAAATGAAAGATGATGCATCTTCACACCAAAACTTAGGTCATATTGCAGCACAATATTTAGAAACTCTTCAAAGATCAAATGAACAGATGGTTAAATTAACTGCAATCGTTCAAAAGAAAGAAGGAAATAAAGAAAAGCTTTCCGAAAGAGAAATTGATGGTCTCTTTGACATGATAAAGGAGAACTAAAAAAATGAGTCAAGTTAGAGGTTTAAATTTCGTTTCTGCTGATTTATTTAGGAGCGAATTAAATGCTCAAACTTCTACCGTGCAAAGCGCACTAAAAGAAGTCCTAAGAGAAAAATATACGCCGGATGCTCTAGGTGGAACTGTATTTTACGCAGGAACAGTTCTAAAACAAATAGAATCAGCAGACCCAGGTGAAGAAACTTTCTCCTTGGCATTTATGAATATTCCACCTAGACCTTCAACCGGCACACCGCCAGAAGGCGAATCTGTTACTTCCGAACAAGCACCAGTTGCAGATACTTCATTGGTTATACGAAAATTTATTGTATATATCCCAGAAGTTCATGCTGGATTGCCAGCACCGGAAACGCTACCAGAATTACAAAATGGCCTAGAAGCCTCTAAAGAAGATAAAGAAAAATTTGCCAGAACAGAACAAAAAATGGCAAGTTATACGCAAGTAGCAGAATTTAATCCAGGTAAAAATGAGAACATCCAGCCGGGTGATGGCGTTTGGATTATGTTCCAAAATGCTAGAACTAGAGAGAATGGCTTTTTAATATCTAAAATAGTATCTGAACCAAACATGTCTGGTCCAAATGGAGCATATGGTTCAGCTGCTGGAGGCCCAGCTGGCTCTGGAATCGTTGGTGCTGCATTTACTGGCGGCTCTGTTGCTCCCGATGGTAATAAAGGTGATCCATCTATGCCACCTGGATATAATGGAAGATGGATAGTTGATTATAGTGAAATTATTGATACCATGATAAATTCAAAAGGATGTCTATATAGATATGGATGGTATCCAAATTTTTATGAACCAGGAAAATTTTCTGGTGCATTAAATGGCAAAGGCAATAGAAGCCCACCAGACGAATGTTTAACACATGAAGGATGGAAAAATTATAGTGCCAAGTATCCTAATGCAAATTGGTATCCAAGTGGACCATGGGAAGCTATGTATGTAGGACTTGACTGTATTGGATATTGCAGATATTGCCTAATAAAAATAGGAGCTTTAGATCCAAAAGCACCAGGGCCACCTGGTTACAGTACTGTTGCATATGGAATTGGTCAAAATAACGCAAAAGGGTTTTTTCAACTATTTTGTAACAGAGTACCAATTGGACAACAAGTTCCTGGAGATGTAGTTATATACGCTGGTGGTGCTCACATTATGATGGTTGTATCATATCCTGATCCTTCACATGGTAATCATTCTATAGTTTGGGGAGCAAATGGACCTGGAGCGCCTTGTGATGCAGATATGGCAGATTCTGGAATAGGAGTAGATACCCCAGGAGCTAAATCTTGGTGTGCAAAAAGTAAAGAATACAATCATGATGTATGGTTTAAACCACAATATGGAGATTGGTGGAAAGCTTTTGCTGGATATTATCGAGTAAAACCTCAATTTGCTAGAAAAGAACTTTTATCAACATCTGGGGCTTTAGAGAAAAGTGGTAATTTTCCTAAAAATTATGCGAATCAATATAAATATCCTGCATCCGTTTCTGTCCATCCACCAGCTGTAATAAAAGCTCCAGATATAGCAAAAGAAAGAAGAGTTTGGTTATTAGCAAACAATCTTCATCAAAGAAGTGGAAGAAGAAAAGGCTCGGCAAATCCGATGTCTGGAACACCAGCTATCGCTGGTGGTGGTAAAGCAATAACAGCATCTAAATCACGTACTGTATAGAGAAAAAATATGTTTGAATCCTTTAAAAAAGTAATAATAGAAAGTGAAGACGCCAGAGAAATAACATCACCTAATTCTATGAAAATAGGTGATGTACCAGCTAGCGTAATTTTGTCACAAAGAAATTCAGAAAATATAACTTCAAAACTTGGAATAGGAAATACTGAATTAATTGAAGCTATACCTATTTTTAATAAAGCAGACTGTGAAAATGTTTTATCCTATCACAATTTAAATTGTTCAATAGTTTTTGGTAGAGACAGACCATCAGATAGATTATCTGGATATGGAGGTGCTGCGGTAAAAAGATCTGCAGCGATAGATATAGTCGTAGGAAGAATGGGTCCAAATCCAAAATCTACCGATTCTACAAATAATCCAATATTTACTGAAAATAACTATACTATGGATGCAGCAAGAATAGTTATAAGCCAAAGAACAAATTTAGATCATAATTTTAGAATAAGAAGTAGTTTAGCCGCACCGTCTGAAAATTGTTCCGGTATAGGAATAAAAGCTGATTCAGTTAGAATCATTGGCAGAAAAGATATAAAAATAGTCTCTGGAACTGATTTTTATGACTCACATGGTAATGCAGTTGGCGTAGATTATCCTATTGGACACAGAATATGTTTAATAGGAGATAATAGAGATGATCTTCTACAGCCTTTGGTAAAAGGAGAAAATTTACAAGGATTTTTAGTAGAAATTACAGATGCAATGCATCATATTATATCCACTCTAGAGTCTTTTGTTATTAGCCAAAATGCTTTAAATATGTTAGTATTAAATCATACACATAGAGATTCTTTCTATGGAAATGTAGGATTGCCTTCTCAGTCATTGATATTTAATGGATATAATCAAGCAATAAGACTTTTAACAGATGTTAAAGCATCGACTATGGAATTAACTGGATTTATTGAAGCCTCTAAAGCTAGATACATCTTAGTGCCAGACGATGGAATGGAAAATTCAGCAAATATACTAAGCAGTTATGTATTTTGTAATTAAAGGGAATAAATATGTCTAACAGCCCAGATAGATACGCTAGATTAAATAAAAATAATAGATTACCATATAGAGAAGAAAAGCCAACTCATATTTTATCAGTTGGATCGATTGTATACTATGATTTTGATAGTATAGTTAACCAAGATTTAACACAGCCAGTTGTTGAAAGATTTTCTAATTCAGACACTAAATTTTCAGTGTTGCCAGATTTTAATACTGAAACACCAGTATCAAATATGGAAGAAGAAGAGATAATTTTTGACGAACTTACAGACGAAGAATTAAAAGGTCTTACATTCCCAGACGCTCAACCACAAGAGCCTTATGCTGCTGATTTGGGGATTGATAATAATTTATCATCTACAGAAACACAAGAATTTTCATTTCCAAAAACTGTTGCAAATACAGTAATTGATAGAAGAGAATCTGAAGGTTTATATGGTGCAATACCCACAACAACAGATTTAATATCTCAAACTTTCTTTAATGAAACTTTGGGACCACCTAGAGAAGCAGAGCAAACCGAGGTTGAATATTCAGTTACCATAGTAGAAGATTTTATCGGCATTCTTGGATTGTTTAGTAAAGTGTCTTTAATGTTAGATTCTGGCCCTATTGAATTTTTTGTAAGAAGAAACCAGCTTACTCCAATTGAAGGATTAGAATATAGCTTTTTAAAGCCAGTAGAAATACCTAGGATTGGTTATTTACAGGAAACAGATATAATTGGATGGTCTGATAAAAAACCATTTATTGTTTATTATGATGAAAGGAGTGAATTGTATTACTGTTCAGTAGAAGCGGAATATGATGGCCTTGAACTTACTGATGAAAAAATACAAAAATATGTTGAAGATGCTTATTTCACCGGCTTAAGATTAATTTTTAAATCTAACGCTAAGAAAAACTCTGAAGATTATATAAAACAAATGTCTGATAGATTTTATCTATTCGGATATGCTAGAGATTGGGCTATAAAACTTAGACCTTGTTCAAATTTTTATACACTTGTAGTGTTTCCTAAAAAATATCTATCTTCTACTGATTTAATTGATTATAGAGCAGATCCACTACAAGCTGCTAAAGATGGAGTTACTGGTGGCCTATTAGATCCCTCAGTAAATCCAGAAGATATTAAATACATAGTAACTTATAGTTTTTTAAACTATAATAGCTTTGCTGAAACTATAAAAGATATATCTAAAATTTTAGCTAGTAGAGGAGAGGAGCAATTTAATTTTGCCTTAAAAGCAGCTGATCAGTACATGGGTGCTTTAACGGCTGACAATTATTTAGAGTTGATAGAATTAGATTTAAGAAAAGAAGCTAAAAAATTCTATGATAAAGATAATGTAGGAAACTTTTTAATAACTATTAAAAAATTATTAGAAATAAATACCATAGAACATGATGTTTTATATACAGATGCTACAAAAAATAATATAGCTTTTGGATTGACAGATCAATTTAATATAGCATATATAGATATCGTTAGAGATGGTATAGCACAAACTTTTGTAATTGATGGGTATATATTTGAAAATGAATTTGGAAGTTATGGGGTTATATCAAATAGAAGCGGCTTCTTTTTATATAACTACTGTACATATAAAATTATTACCGATTTAGCAACATATGAAGGAGAATGGAATAAAGAGCTTAGAAATAATTTAGATATCGATAAGTATATAGAAAAATTTGTTATTCCACAGCCAAAAGAAATAGATATCCCTAAAAGAGATTTTGATTGTGCAAAAAATAACATGAAAAAACTTTGGGAAGATGGAATTATAAAAGGTTATAATTCAATAAAAGCCGTAGCACCTGTTGCAGAAGCTAACTTTAAAAAACAACTAGCTTATGCTAGAGGCGGCAAAAGAAGATGGATAGATTTTGATGCAGAAGCAGACAAACAGGCAGCATCAACTCCAGCAGCTACTTTACCAACAACAGATCCTGAACCTCCTACCTTTGGTGATGATACCCTTAGTGCAATTAAAAATGCTGGTTATGGAGATTGGAGTAAACCTGGTCCTGCTGCTTTGCATCTTCTCAAAAAAACTCTAAGAGAGACAAACTTTCAGAGAGCTTTATTACAACAAATTATTTGTTGGATAAGGGATGCAAATAATCAACAAGCATTGGCTAATTTAGATTCACAATTTAATAGTGATTTAAAAAAAAGGATACAAGAAGCTTTAACTAAATTTTTCTGCACTCCTTTCATGGATATGTTAATTAAAGCTTTAGCTGCTTACAAAGTTCCAAAATTTAATCCTTCTGATATGTCAAAAGCCTTAAGAGATGCGTATGTTACTGCATTATCACAAGCTATAATTGAAACTTTCAATATTGCTATAAAAGAGCTTATAAAACTTATGGCTAATTGTTCAAAACAAGGACAAGGCAAAAATTCTCCTTTTACTTCAGATCAAGAACTAGGTCTTTCTGCAGCACTAGATGCAATTTTAGATAATCAAGATAATCCTTTTTCTAATAGTTCTATTGCGGACATATATGGAGCAATGGGGCTTCCTACAGGAAATTCTGATGAAGACATACAAGAAAGAGAGAGAGCAAAAGAAGACTTAAAAAATTTAATTGCAGATATTGCATGTCTTATGAATCCTACAGAGATTTGTAGATTGATTGCAGAAGGTACAGCAACAGATGATATTTTATCTTTGGTCAGAGCTATAATAGAAGCTAAGTATCCAAATATATCATCAGTACTAAAAACCAGATCTGAAGTGGAATACTTATTTCAAAAATTAGGACAGATTTTAAATATTTCAGACGTGTGCAAAAAATTAGGAGATCAAATAGCTCAAGAAAATACCAATATTTGTTCTACGGAATCTGCTACAAAAGCATTAAAAGATGCTCTAGCACAAAACGGCCTAACACCAGAACAAATTGAGGGTTTAATTGCTGATGCAGAGGATGAAAAAAATAAAAGACTTTCCGATTTATTGGACGGTGTGACAAGAACCCCGGAACAATTACCTATGTTGTGTAGAAATGGAAAGCCAGGAATTATAAATCCTGCAAAAGTTGATACTAACTATCTTGATATGTTCCAAGGTACACTACAAGGATCTTTACAGCCATATTATGAAATGTTTAATAGCGACTTAAAAGAGTGGTCAGCTAATATGATTGAAAATCCTAAAATAAGTCTGACTCCAGAAGAGATAAAAACTCTTTCAGCTGCTTCAACATCTCCTTTGGGCGGCTCTAACGCTTCAAATACTAAAGCTGCAGAAGAAAATAGAGAAAAACTTTTAGCAATGTTAATTGCAAAAGGCATATTAGTAGCAGATTATGTATTAGACGAAAATGGTGGTATTAAGTATGAAGATTATGAAAAGAAAACTGGGGCGAAACAAAAAGAAATAAACGGAGTAAAACAATGGAAATTGTCAGATGATGCATTTCCAAAACCAAAATCCAATGATCAATCTCAACAATCTGAAAGTAATGAAAATAAAAATAATGTAGATACCTCAAATATGGTAATTTCTCCAATATTAACACAAACGCTAGAAAGAGTGGATTTTCTAGAGATTACTAAAAATTTATCTGAAATAATTATAAACACAAGAGTTAATTCAGACATAGAGAGAGAAAAATTTAAAATATTAGCAGAAGCACAGTTAAATACAGGCATACAAGATGAAATTAAAAGAATAGCCGCCGAAAAGATGGGTACAATTTATTATCAAATAACAACCGAACTTGTAAACGGAGGTATAACACTACTAGAACAATGGGCCGCTGGCACTATTGAAGAAGATGCAGGATTTTGGATTGGTTTACAGGATCTAGAAAAACGTTATAAGGGCGGCTGGGATGGATGGTGGAGTACGCTTCTAGCTGGATTATGGGCAATATATGAATTATTAGATGTGTTTATTGCTGATATTACCGGTGCTGTGAGAACACAAGGAGCGCAAAGAGTAGGCATAGGAGATGTATCACAGATATCTACCGTAAATAGAAGTATTAGAACAGAAGCCGCAAGAGCGGCTCCAGCTGGAACTCGTGTTGCTGTAGCAAAAAGAGCTGATTCTGTGTATACTGTTACTTCTGGTGATACAATTGTTGCTACATATGATTCCTCTTACGCATCTACAATTCAATCAAAAGGAAAAACCTCAGCAGAAGTTGTGGTTCTTGAAAATGAAAAAAAAGCGGCAATAGACAAAAGAGCGGCATATGAAAATTATTTAAATAACCCTAGTGATCCAAATGCGAAAAGTGCTGCCGAGAGATTTGGAATTACAGAAACTACTCAACAGGGATTAGATGCAGCCAAACAGGCAGAAAAAACAGCTACAGCAAATTTAGATAATGCTCAAAGACAAGATGAATTTTTGATTCCTGAAAATAAACTGGGAACAACCGAATTATTTGCTGGGATAGATAGTTTGGCGGAGGGTATAAGTAGGGATATTAAATTATTTGAAGAATCATTTGCATTTAAAGCTATTTCTGGTATTTGGACAACAATTTTAGATGCAATAAGTGGTTTGCAATCAGAGGTTAGTACTTTAGATGCACAATTAGAAGACGCTAGAAAGCAATTAGCATCAGCAGATATTGCTTTTCCAAATTATGATATAAAATATACTTTTGGATCTGTGATCTCACCCGAGAGAGCAAGAACTAGTGAATTTTTATCCCAAGTAAGCAACATTAACATTACAAAAAATTTAAATCCATTTATTTCTTCATCTTATTTGGAAGAAATAAGCCCAGACATTGCGATGTATATAAAAAATAATAATCTTCTAGCTGGTTATAATGGAAGCTCTAGTATACAACAATATGCTTTTGAAAAATATATGACGCAAATTAGAAAAATAGATCCAAAAGAAATAAATTATTCTGACATAGAGAGTGAATTTATGTCTGATATATATAATGATTTAAAACAAAGTTTCTTTTATAAGAAGCCTGATAATATTGGAAATACACCTTATAAAAATATGTCAAATCTTAAAAAGTTTCAAGCAACTTTAAGAGAGCCACCAGGAACAAATAGTGATCAATTTTGTGGAATTAATAATAATTCCCTGGATTTAGACGAAATAATCGAAGATGTGATTAACGATTTTAGAGAGGAAGCATGTAACAATGAGCCTCCTAATCCAACTGGAGGTAAAAGAGAAAATATGCATCCTACAGAAAGAGCTATGTCTGATGCATTTTTACTAGCAACCTTAAGAGTCTATATATATGATTATTTCTTAAAAGGAATTTTCTTATTTGATAAATATCCTATTGGTATTGTAGCTACTGATCCAATGTTGGAATTTTTATCTAGATGTTTTGAGATAGAAATGAAATCTTTTGAACCTATTTACTATCAAAGATTTTTAGATCAATGTGTTTCTTACTTCTATAAGAAAAATCCCACTGAATCTAAAAAAATAGAAATTAAAACAGGAGAGAGATACGATACACTATCAGCGAGAACCAAAAAAGAAATTTTTAAAAAAGTTATAAAATCGCAAATACTTTATATTTCTACTAGAGTAACAAAAAAAATCAACAATGTAATAAATGAAAAGAATGCAGCTCCTTGGCAAAGACTTTTTGTATATGGAGATGAAACAAAAAAATATGAGTCACAATATGAATTACAACAATTTGAAAACTATGACAATATCCAAGGTCATATATTGAAGTTTTTTGAAAATAGAGATCCATCTGAAAAAATATTTACAGTTGTAAAAAACAGCTCTCAAACCAAAGTACCTGTTGCAGGCGGGAGAGTGATTGATACAAAAGGAGAAACTTTAGAGTTATATTTTAAATCAAAGAAGATATTGGTAACTAAGAGCAAATTTAAAAAATCTATAACATTTAAATTCTTGTTTGAGTTCTGTTTTCCAATTAGAAAATATATAAGCGTAGTTACAATGCAAGCCATAATGGCTAACAATGCAAGATTACAAAGCATGAAAACATTTTTTAGTACAAAAGCAGCTCTAAAGGCTAGACACAACTCTTTAATGGCTGGAAATGGCTATAAAAATAATAATGATCTTGGTGGCGCTCCAGCAAATGGAGGAAATTCTACAGCTAATTCTGGAGATCAAGAAGCCGGATGGCAATCTCTTCTACCTCTTATTTTAAGGCTTGCTGTACAAACACCATGGCAGATGTTAAAAGGTTTGTGTGAAGTAGGTGATCCTAACGTATTTTTAGCATCACTACCGTATAATATAGCAAGACCTATCACTCTTGCTATAATGAATCAGATCCCCATGTTACCAGAAAAAACATATGGTCCTGATGATTTAAAGCCTCCTCCTCCAAGAATTTATGAAGAAGGTGCATTAAAAGGATTACCTTATGCGGAAGATGTCATGAGAAGAATAGGTTTTAACATGTCTCACGGTTTATTTTACGCAACACCAGCTGCGGGTCTTGCATTAACATTCTGTTTTATTCCTCCAACTCCTTTTGGTTTAGCGTATTATTTATTAGGATGTTGGTATGACGATTTTATTGATGATACATCAAATAATGAAACAGTAAATACAACTAATGCAATTAACTTTTTAAATGTAAAATCTAACTACAAAGCAGATTCTTGTAATATTGCTAGAATGGCAAAAAAAGCACTAAAACCAAAGATCGAATTGACAGAAGAACAAATGATAGATCTACAATATTCTTAAAATATGAGGAAAATAGATGAAAGGGTATTCCGTTCAAGTTCCATTAAAATATGATGCTGGTGATGGTTTTTATAAGATGAATAAAGATCTACGAGAGGTTATAAAGCAAAATTTAAAAATGCTTATCTTAACTAATCCCGGTGAGAGAATTATGAATACTGATTATGGAGTCGGTGCTAAAAGATTGCTATTTTTTAACAGAAAAGAATCAGTATCTGAAATAGATATGGAAAGAATAATAAGGAATCAAATACAAAAATATATGCCATATATTATAATTCAAGATATAGATATAACGGATATTTTGCCACAAGAACAAAATGCTGTTTTTATTTCAATTTCTTATTCTGTTCCTTCTCTAAAAGAAAGAGATAGTATCGAATTAATTCTTAACCCAGACTAATTATATTTCTGAGAGGGAAAAAAATGTCTAAAAGAACGCCAATTATTAGGTATACATCAAGGGATTTTGATAGTATAAAAACTGATTTAGTTAATTACGCCAAGAAATATTATCCAGATGTTCATCAAGATTTTAATGAGGGATCTTTTGGATCTCTTGTTACTGATATGGTTGCTTATGTTGGAGATGTTTTATCGTACTACCTAGATTACCAGGCAAATGAATCATTTTTGGCAACAGCGATAGAGTATGGAAATATTTTAAAACTAGGAAAAGCATTAGGATACAGGCCAAAATTAGCAACTGCAGCATCTGGAATTGTAACAATTTATGTTCCAATTCCAGCCAACTCTTTCGGTACTTCTTATGATAGCAACTATCTCCCAGTTATAAAAAAAGGTACTTCTTTTTCTTCCAATAACGGAAATAATTATACATTAATAGATGATGTTGTGATGACAACATCTAATACAGAAATTAGAAAATCAAAAATTAATGAAAATAGCCCTTTTCAATTTGTTGCTAAAACATATGGAAAAGTAATTTCTGGTCTAGAGGAAGAAACTACTATTTCAATAGGAGATTTTGAAAAATTTAAAAAAGTAAAAGTAGGCTTTAATAATATAAGTGAGATATTATCAGTAGTAGATACAAACGGAAATGAGTATTATGAAGTCGATTATCTAACGCAAAATGTAATTTATAGATCTACTTTAAATCCAGACGCTTCGCAAAGATCTCAGACTCCTTCTCTTTTAAAACCTTATGGAGTTGCAAGAAGGTTTATTGTTGTACGAGAAGATGATGGTGTTTATATACAATTTGGAGGTGCTAGTGATTCCTCTACAATATTTAATAATAATAAAAAATTAGATCCATCCAATGTTGTAATTAATTCTTATGGAAAAGACTACATAACGGATGAAAGTTTTGATCCTTCTATTTTAGTATCAAATGATAAACTAGGAATAGCACCATCGAATACAATAATTACCATTAAATATCGAGCAGACGAAACAATTATGATGGCAACCCCATCAAATTCTATAACAAGAGTTGCAAATCCAGTACTGGAATTTCAAGACCAGCAAAATCTAGATATAGGAATGTTAGCTATAGTAAGAAATGGAATAAGAGTTACAAATGAGTTCCCTATAGTTGGATTTCAAGATGAATTTACATCCGAAGAAATAAAAAATAAAATCTATGGTACTTTTTCAGCACAAAACAGAGCAGTAACAACAAGTGATTATGAAGCTTTATGTTATAATATGCCTGGAAAATATGGTGCAATAAGAAGAGTAAGAGCAATGCAGGGTTATCACGCTGGACAAAAGAAAATTAACCTCTATGTTCTTTCAGAGGATGATGATGGAAATTTAGTGTCTGCTAATAATTCTACAAAAAATAATTTAAAGAATTGGCTAAATAAGAGTAAAATGATAAATGATAATATAGAAATTTTAGATCCATATGTAGTTAACTTTGGAATATATTTTACTGCTATGATAGACAGAAATTATAATAAATACGATGTTTTAGCTAATGGAATTCAAGCTGTTATAAATGAATTTTCTATAAAAATGGACATAGGAGAACATTTACATATTGCTAGAGTGTACAATGCATTAAGAAAGGTTGATGGATTAATAGACGTAAGATCTGTAATGATCACAAATAAATTAGATTCATCAACCGTATCTTATTCAAACTATTCATTTAATTTTGATGAAAATATGACTAAAGACGGTACATTTATTAGAGTTCCAAAAAATGTTGTAATGGAATTAAAATACCCAACATCTGACGTTGAAGGAAGAATAATTTAATGTCTATCAAAAGATATAATGCGGAAGCAGATACTACCATAACAAATGCTTATAAAGAAAATCTTGTCTATAGGGCAACTGGCTCAAATATGGGGGCTTCTGATTCTATGGAGGTATTTTCTTTATATGCTCAAGTTACAACCTCTTCTTTAGAATTATCAAGAGCACTAGTAAGATTCCCAGTATCAGATATTATATCCGATAGAGCTTCTGGAAAAATTCCAGCCTCTGGTAGCGTAAGTTTCTTTTTTAAATTATATAACGCACAACATCCATTCAGCCTTCCAAAAGATTATTATCTTTCTGTTTATCCGCTATCTCAATCGTGGGATGAAGGATATGGATTAGATATGGAAAATTATTCAGATCCAGGGTTTGGAGTTTATAATGGGTACGGGACTAACTGGATATATGCAAAATCTGGATCTGCATGGGAAGGAACTGGTAGTTCTTTTATAACCCAAAGTTATGATATAAAACAACACTTTTTAAAAGGAAATGAAGATTTAGAAGTAGATGTAACAAACTTAGTAGAAAATTGGATAAGTGGTACATTAAATAATAATGGATTTTTAGTAAAATTATCTGGTTCTTACGAAGATGGAAGTAAGCGAAATAGTTATTATACAAAAAAATTCTTCTCAAGAGGAACTCAATATTTCTTTAAAAAACCAATAATAGAATGTAGATGGGAAGATGTAGTTAAAGACGATAGGGGATCCTTTTATTCTACAAGCAGTCTTTTAAGTGATTCTGATAATACATATAATTTATATTTTTACAATAGATTTAATGGAAAATTAAAAAATATAAATTCCAATCCTAATCTACAAATTAAATTATATTCAGACAGTAATTATACAAATCAAGTATCTGTTGTTTCTTCTTCTGTAAGTAATCCTTCTATTGGGGTTTATAAAGCAAGTATTAGAGTGTCTACTACTGCAAGTGCTTTATATGATAAATGGCATTTATCTGGTAACCAATCAGTAATATACTTTTCTAGTTCTTTTGATGTTAATCAATATAATGCACAAGATTTTTATTCAAATGAACAATATGTTTTTTCAATTACCAATATGAAAACTAAATACTCAAGTGGAGAAAATGTTATATTTAGAATATTTAGTAGACTGAAAGATTGGGATCCAAACGTCTATAGTGTCTCAACAAGAAATATAGAAAATTCTGTTGTTAAAAATCTATTCTATAGAATATATAGAATAGATGATGGACTTGAAATAGTACCATACTCAACTGGCTCATTAGAATATACAAAAACCTCATATGACACAAATGGAAATTATTTTAATTTTGACATGAATATTTTAGAGCCTGATTATTCTTATGGTTTACAATTAGCTAGGTGGGATGGAAACGTTTTAGAAGAATATAAGCAAGTATATAAATTTAGGGTTGAATAAAAATGAATCTAAAAGACTTATTAGAATTAAATAACAGCACTCAAAAAGAATCATTAGATAGTATAAATGAAAAACTCGGCTCTAAGGAATACATGGAGCAAGCAGTTACTGAGAGGGAAAGAACCTACTATCCAGTAGACTACTCAACTGCTAGTTATTTTGCAAGGTATGGATCTGCAGAAAAATATTATACAGATTCTATTAATAATATTTATTTAACTTATCCATATGATGGATCTAAAAAAGAAAGACAAGAGTGGAGAAATAATGCAACTGATCTAGATTTGCATATTTTAGACAATTCTTATCCAAAAACAACTGGCTTTATTAATTTAGGTTCTTCATCTTGGAATTCTTACTATGTTTCTTCCACCACAACATCAAGACCTCAATATATAATATTTTATGGAAACTATAACTCTAGTTCTATTTTTACAAAAGCCGATAAAACGGAATCAGACATTAATTATAATCTTAATTTAGATGGTAGAAGAGGCAATACTATTGAATTTTGGTTTAAAAGAAATGGATCCCCAAGCAATATTCAAAGAGTATTTGATTTTTGGAATAATGTAACCGCTTCTAGTAGTGATTATGGAAGATTTGCTGGCTACTTTCAGGACAGTAATTTAGTTCTTACTTATAGATCTGGTTCATATGGATATGTTAATAGTGTTAAAACAATTTCTTCCGTAACTACACAGATAGATAGTTGGCATCATTACGCTATTTCAGTTATAAATAGCGGATCCAACTTAGTTACAAAAGTTTACTTAGATGGAGTATTAGTATCAACAAGTGCTTCAGCAGGACAAACTACAAATGGATTTTTATCATCTTCTTATAATATTACAGGTGTTCTGGGAAGTGGTATGTTATCTACACTTGGACTAACACAGGGTCCAACTTTATATTCTGTATATGGCTCATTTGATGAATTTAGATTCTGGAATGAGGAAAGAGATGAATCTGACATTAGATTAAACATGTATTCTCATGTCGGAGGCGGTGTTAACAATGATGAAAATAATCAAAACTTAGGAGTTTACTATAAATTTAATGAAGGCACTACAGGAACTTCTAGTATAGATTCAATATGTTTGGATTACTCAGGACATATCTGCAATGGAACAATAGTAAATTATTTTAATTCTTCTGATAGATCAACTGGTTCAGCTATGGAATTAGCTAATCCAAGCATTACTGAACCAAAAGATCCAATTATTTATGCAAATCACTCTGATGTTGTAAACTTATACTCTCTATATGAAACCACTGGTAGTGAGTATGATGAAAATAATCCAAATATGCTTATAAATACAATTCCTTCTTGGATTGTTGAAGAAGAGCAAAGAGAAGGACGAGATGAAATTAAAAATTTGATGCAAATTATTGGAAGTTATTTTGATAATTTGCATGTACAAATAGATAAATTAAAAACTCTTGGATATTCAGAATATCCTTCATTTGGAAGTGAAAAAGCACTACCTTTCTACGATAAAATTTTAACTTCATATGATTTCGATGTGTCGGATATTCTTTCAGACACCTCTTTATATGAATTATTGGATTCAAAAAATAAAAACTTAAATTTTGATGAAAAAGTACATGAAGTAAAAAATCAAATACTAAGAAATATATACAATAATTTAATTTATTTATATAAATCTAAGGGAACATCAAAATCAATAAGAAATCTTCTAAGAACTTTTGGAATCGATGAAAAAATAGTAAAACCTAATATATATGCAAATAATTCAGAGTATTTGATAGAAGATAATTTGGAGCAAGAAACATATACAAGAAGATATGTTAATTTTAATAATACTTCAAGTTTCTCAGCTACTGTATTTCAATCAGCTTCTGTGTTTGGACAATCAGATGAAAGAGGATATCTAAGAATTTCTTCTTCTTTAAATAATTTTGAATTAGTGCCAAATACAATAGAAGCAGAAATATTTCTTCCTAAAAAATTTGAAGATGACTCACCTCAATATTTTGAGTTTGGATACCTAACATCTTCTATATATGGTGTGTATCAAGCAGCTTCAGATGAAAGAGATCTTTCATTTCAATCCCCAGACAATTTTAATTTTCAAGTCTATGCTGTAAAAACTTCATATGAGAGTCCTCATATAAGATTTGTTTTAAGTTCTTCTGCTTTTGGAGGAAAATACTTAGAATCGCCAATCATATATAATGCCTATAATGATGAAAGATGGAATTTAGCTGTTAGAATATTGCATCCAAAATATGAATTAGCTGACATTTCTTTTGCTTCAGCCAGTGAAGATTATAGATTAGAATTTTATGGCGTAAATACGGTTGCCGGCGATATAGTAAATTCTTTCTCTAGCTCCACAACAATAACTAACGCGACAGCAGTTTCTGCATTAAAAAACTTTAGAAGGTTATATGTTGGAGCAAATAGACAAAACTTTACAGGATCAGTTATAAATTATTCTGATGTTGGAGTGTTTTCTGTTAAGTATTGGCTAAATTACTTAGATAACACACAGATAAATAACCATGCATTAAACCCTGATCTTTATGGAATAAAAGATCCTGATGCCATAGCTTATAAAGGAATCAATTCCCTAAGAACATTGAATATTACTAATTTGGATACATTAGTTCTTCATTGGAATTTTGATAATATTACAGGATCTAATTCTGGTGGTAATTTCTACTCATACGATTTATCTTCTGGTAGTTTAAACGATAGAAGATATGGTGATTATAGTCAAAACTTATTTAAAAAACATAGTGCGAGGGGATACGGATTCCCATCTAGTAATTCAGAAGTCGGTAAATCATATTATCTTTCATCAAATAAAAGTAAGCTACCAGAAATAATTTCTGGTGATGATATGATTCAAATAGTAAGCAATGAAACTATTAGAACAAATAAAGATGTTAAGACAACTGATTATCAGATGATTTTTGAAAAAAGCATGTATCAAACAATTTCAGAAGATGCTATAAAATTATTCTCTTCTGTAAATGATTTAAATACAATAATTGGTCACAAAATAAATAACTATTCAGATAACTATAAACAATTAGAATATTTTAGAACTCTATATTTTAACAAACTAGGTTCTACACCAGATCTAGAAAAATATATAGAATTCTATAAATGGATAGATTCTTCTATAATAGAAATGCTATCAAGACTAGTTCCAGCTTCAGCACAATCTAATAACTTTATATCAAATACAATAGAAAGCCATGTGATGGAAAGAAATAAAATCCGTCAATCTAGAGCTTTTTCTATGATAAGCAATCCTCCACAAAAAAGCATATTTATTTCTAGTCCAACATCTATCACAACAACAAATATTAATTATAGCGATATTAAACCACCTTCTTCTCCTTCTGGAAAAACATGGGCAAAACAAAGAGCGAATAGAGTGACCGATGTTTCCTCTTCGAGTGGAGTTTTAGAAGTTGATGCAGATAGAGAACAGATCAGAAAGGCTTCATATCATAAGAATATAAATACAATTTATAACGCATTTGATAAAAATTTAAATATAGCTTATAACAATTATGAAGATAAAGTTAGATTATTTTCAAATGCATTATCAGTGGTTTCAAGTGTTCATGACTTAAAACCAATGAATAAGTATAAATTTATAAAGAGTCTATATGCACAGGGAAATAATTTTAATATAATCTTCTCAGCCAGTGTCAATGAATCAACTGAAGATTTATCGCTATTGAAGCAAAAATTGTATACTTCAATAAGTGGGAATCTGGATGATCTATTTTCTTTAAACTCTGAAGGCATTTTACCTTTCAGTGTATTTAAAAATACATCAAATAATACAAATTATATTACTAATAACTTTTCTGATGCCTATACAGAAACAAGAGAAATTGGTTTACAAGGACCATTTACCGATGCACATGTAGGCGGGAACTCTCATAGACATAATTCTATTAATCAAACTTTAGATAGAAAAGAATTATATCTGACAGATGGATCTTCTTCTGTAGCACCAGCTGCATCGATTAATGGATTGTTATACAGAAATACAAGAATTAAAAGTCCGGTGAATATAAGAAATATTCAACATAATATTTCTAAAGAAGAACTTGGTAATTATAGTAAAGGATATGAAGTATTATCTTTAAATAGCAGATATGATACAAACACTGAATTGATTAACAGTGGAGCCATGAACTATTCTTCTACTGCAAGTTCTAATAGTATATTTAGAGAAAAACAATTAAGAGAAAGAAAAGCAAATTCAACAGTTATAGTTAATAGATTCTCAACCCCTGGTGCAGAAACAAATGCAAGAGGAGCATTAGACGAAGATAGTGAAGAGTATAGTGTATATAACTCAATAAATAATAGAAACCAAAAAGTAAGAAAATATTTAAATGCTTGGCATTCAAATACTTCTAGTATTGATTCAAATTTTCCTTCTTTACACAAGGTAAATAAAAATGCTCTTTATCAAGCAGTTTTATCAGGTACTTCAACAACCATAACCACTCAAGGAGTAGAATACGATAATCAATTTGTCCAGCACCAAATTCCTAGATCTGATAGAAATTATAGCTGGATTACAGCTTCTGTAACTGGTAATTTAGGGATTGGTGGTTATATAAACAGCCAAGCATCATCTAGTTTAGCCAACTATATAACTTTCTTAACAGGTGTCAATGAAACAATAGAGTCTATTTATGTAAAAAATAGAGATTCAATAGTTCAATATGGCCTAGAGATATATTTTAAACCAGATGGAAAAAGACTTTATGCTACTGCTGGCGGTGTGGCTGCAAATTCTACATTATGGCAATATGATCTTCAATATGCTTGGGATATAACAAGTATTATATCTACTGGGTCTATTAACATTGGAACTCTTTTAGGTGGAAGTGCTGCTGGTATATATCCTCAAGGAATTTGGATTAATCCCAATGGAAGAGAAATTTTTATACTAGATGAATACAACTCAAGAATAACAAAATCTTCTACTTTAGCAGCTGCAGATGCTTGGAACTTTTTAAAATTATCTACAGTTGCAGCACAAACGCTAGTTACTGGTTCTAACATGGGTAAGGGATTAGAGTTTAAACCAGATGGTACAAAGATGTACATAGCTAACAATGTAGATAAAAAAATATATCAATTTTCTTTAGCTACTCCGTTTACAATTAATGCTGGTGTTACTCGCGATAGCGCAGAAATTCATACATCTAGTAGTTTTGCAACAAGTCTTACTGGATGTGCTGTTTTAATGGGAAATCCTGACTCAATTAGATTTTCTTCTGATGGAACAAAATTATATGTCAGTTCTGACGTTCAAGACGACGATCCATTGTTGTTACCAGACGGATTATATGAATTTACTCTTTCAACTGCTTGGGATATATCATCCGCAAGACTTACAAATAGAATAATTCAATATTCCAGCTTCACTAATTATGATATGACAGCAGCTGGTTTATATGTTAGAGATACAAGCGGTACATTAGAAAATATCAGTTTCTATGTATATGATTTCCTTAATTCTCCGCCGAACATTTATAATGTAATCAAAAAAGTAGAACCAGTATCAGTAAGCAATATCTTTATGGGAAATACTAAAACATATGATAGATCATCTAATCTTGTATATTTAAATAATGAAGCATTAACTGATTTAAGCGGACCTAATAGAAATCCATATAGAGAATTTTTGTTAAATAATAACTCAGTTTATAGATATCCTTCTTGGAAACAGATAAGAAATAACGATAACAATTTAGTTAGATTAAACAAAAAAGAAAATATTATAACAGTTCAAGATAATGAAATATCTACACAGGATAGACAATCAAGTGGGTTTTTGAATACATTTAGCTCGTACAAAGAACCGCCTGTGCAGTATAACTATCCTATTAAGCAAGTGATCCTAGATAAAACAAAAAACTCTATTTTAACAAATCAATATAAATTAGAAGAAAATAAAATATTTTATGAGCCATACATGCTAAATGAATATGATAATATTTCTTCTTCATTCGCAAATGAAGGTCTTCAATTAAAACTAGACATTAAAGATGTGGAAATAAATAAACTAGACTATTCTAAATATAGATTTTTATATGAGAACAATTCTTCGTTTGAGCTAAAAAGAGCGGAACATAAGAAAAAAATATTCCCTTCTAAATTATATTCAACTCTTAGTAGAATAAGAAGTAAACCAAACTATGAATCAGATGGAACTACGGGATCAAATGGAAGAAATGGAAATATTGCTAATGTGAGAACTTTTTGGAAAGATAATATATTAAATAGAATAAGATCAACACATATTTCAACCAGTTCTTTTGGTGCTCTTGAATCAAGTTCTTATTCATCTTATTTTTCAGGATCTAACACTCTAAGAGGAAAAACTGTAAGATCAGATATAATTACAGCTTGTCATTATAATGATAATTGGTTAGCACATCCTAACCATTTATACTTAGTACACCCTCTAACTTCTTCTTTTGATACTTTCCACACTTCTAGTATTTTTGAATTAGATAAATCATTTAGTCCATTAATTACAAGAAGTGTTACGATAGGATCAAGATTAAGTCATATTATGACTGGAAGTAATTATATATATGGAGAGTTGGTTCCATATACGGAATATGAGACATTATTTTCTGTATTATCAATGTCAAATAGTGAATTTATCCCAAGACCACAATTGTTCTTTATGAATCCAGGCCCAAAGTTTGTTACTGGAGGGGTTGAGTTTGTTTCATTTAATACAGGAACAACATATACAATGACTTCTAGTGGTAAAAAACCATTTTTTGATTCTTATCAAGATTTTTATGAAGATATTAAATATTCAGCATATGAATATTCTTACGTACCAGAATATAAATTTCATGATGTTTCTGACTTTTATATAAAAGATAACAATGGTGATTTTAATGCTATATATACTTCTTCTTATTTATCTTTAGATGGAGCAGACGAAGAATTTATAAATGTTACAGGCAATCTAAATTTAACCAACAACTTCCATTCTGATATTTTTGAAGAAATAGGTAATAAGAAATTAGAAATAACTATTGATGGTATCAAAAAGCTGTTGCCATATAAAGGATTTTATCCTTCAGAGAGATCTGTACAATTATTTTACCATTTTTGTAATTCATGGGTTGGGGATTCAACAGAAAGGGGAAGACATACTGTATCATATGGAGCAACTGATTATCTCGGTCCAACATATAATCAACAGATGCTTTCCTTAACTCAACCTTTATTTTCACCTGGTATATTATTTAATAGTATTAAAGCTGGTATAGCCTGTGATTGGCCTGCTTATATAAATACTGGATCTTTTGGGGATAGTGAGATAAATAATAATTATAGAAGATTACCTCATTTTTATACAACCGGTGCCTTAGTTAGAGGCTGGGAACGAACTGGTGGACCGTTTGGGTCGCCATATCTTACAGTTATTACTGGCGCTGTAGAAAGAGAATTTCAACTTAGAAGTAGAGCTAACTATAGAATGCCATTTGAATCTTTATTAGAGTTTGATACAATTATACCAGCTAACATAGCTCAAAGCGCATCTCTCTACTACATAAATCCAGCATATTATAGTTATAGTATGATATCAGCATCAACTCCAGAATCGGAAGATAGGTCTAACTATATTGTTCCTTTTTATAACTTAAGCACTAATCTCACTGGCGTTGCAAACAATACATTTAATTTTAAAGATAATAGATATAAAATGGCTATGCACAATTTCTTATCCGAGATTCCTAACTTTTTTTTAAAAAATAAAGGACTTACATCATTTGTATCTTCACCTCAGAAAGATTTTAAAGTTGCTGTATCTGGAGTTGCCTATACTTTAGACATAGTGCTATCTAAAGAAGAAAACCTTAATAAAGATTATTCAGCGAGTGGAAGTAGAAATCACTATGGACCTGGATTTTGCAGTTATGCATCAACCTTACCAGGTAATACTGTTTATATAGAAGGAATGATAGACTCAGCTGTAAATTCGTGGACACATGGAGCTTATAGTCCACCATATCACTATGGAGAAAGTTATATGACTTTAGCATTTACTCCTACTGATACAAGAAAATATTCTTTAGATGAAATTTTAAGTAATTTAGTTGTTTATTCCGCTGGAACTCCTTCTGCCACTTATTCGTATGTAAGTGCAAGCAATATTGTGAATAATATTTTGCAAAAAAGAAGTAACTTCTGGAAAGAAAATTATACAATATCAACTATGGTTAATTACTATGGTTTAGGACTACCTGCTAACACAGAAATAATGTCCCTAACATCCAGTTTAAATTATTTACAAAAATCTAGTGAAAGGATAGTTCAATTTGATCAGGCAGGAAATCCATTAAATATTTCAGATAATCCCGATAATAGTCTTGATAGATGGGTAATTCAAACAAAGTTTGAGTGTCCTGTTGTTTCAACTACTGACACTAATGATTATTGGATGGCTTATGGAAACATTCCAAGTGAAAAAGAAAAATTACGTTTAGAGATAAAAGAGAGATCAGGCATTAAAACTGATATTTATTCAGACTCTTTAATAGATTTATGTGGTTTTAATCAGGAAGTAAAAAACATAGGAACTATTGCGGAAGAAAAAAATATATCAGAAGCTATAGTTATGATCCCATATACATTAGAAAAAAATCATGTAGGAGATAAATCTACAGCGAGAACAATACTTCCTTTAAGCGGAGAGTTTGGATTTTATGGTAGCGATAGAAAATCAGCAGATACACAAAATAAACCAAGTTATTTTTATGTAGATACCAATAAAATTAATTCTATTATCGGTTTAGACATAAAATCTTCTAAATTAACATTAGAACAATTAAATAATAGATTAAATGATATTACCGTAGAGCAAAATAACTCTATAGTTAAAACAATGAAAAATATGTTTAATTATAATCTACCTCCAAATTTGGATTGGATATCAAATAAAAATATAGATCCATTTGTTATGTATATTATTGAATTTAATCATATATTAGATAAAGAAGATTTATTAGATATGTGGCAAGGTCTGATGCCAAAAATTTCTAGAATTGCAGAAAAAGACTCTGTTACTTTATCTCATGATTTAACAGAAAATGAATTTTTTCATGGAAAAACTTTACCAAAAGATATAAGATGGAAAGTATTTAAAGTAAAGAAAAGAGCTAATACGAATTATTATAAATTAACAGCAGATTCTAAGGATGATCAAAGATTTAAATTCTCATTTATTTCTGGGGATAGGAGACCTGAATATTCATATAATTGGCCTTATGATTATTTCTCATTAGTCGAAATGATTAATATTGATGCATCATTAAAAATTTCTGATGAAACTCCTGAACCTACTAGATTAATTCCACAAGATAAATGGTGGAAAGTCGATGAACGTGAGGCGCAAAAAACTGCTTATTATGAAGAACTAGAAAGACGAAGAATAGAAGAAGAGAATAGAAAAAGAATAGAAGAAGAAGAGCGTAAAAGAAGAGAAGAAGATCAGAGAAGATTAACTGACTTAAGAAATAAAGAAAAAGTTGAAGTAACTACTGTAGTAGATACATCAAAACCTGGATATGGAACTAATGTTGTTAGTGGAGTTAGTGGTAATGCATTAACGGGGGTTGGAAGTGGTACTACGTTATCTGATAGAATGAATAGAACTGGTAATGTAGGAGATGTAGCATCTACTGTTCTAAGAAAGAAAACTAGAAAAAAATAAATATTGATTATATTTATGTAAAAGGAAAATAAAATGTCTTTTTTCAACAGTAAAGAGGAGGTAATGTCTGTTGAGTTAACTCCATATGGTAGACAGAAATATTTTAATGGACTATTTAACCCTTATTATTATGCATTTTATGACGATGATATAATCTATGATTCGGAAAAAATAGGATTCACAGAAACACAAAATAATACACAAACAAGAATATTGACAGAAACACCGTATTTAAAGCCAATTCCAAGATTTACAAGTGCATCTACAAATATGCTTCAAGAGCAATTAGATTATTCTAGATATTTAGGAGTGCCATTAGTCAGTTCAGAGGATGTTGGTCAAGAAGTAGCTTCTTTTAATATATCATTTAAAAATGTTCAACTAGAATCGGTAGTTTTAACAAGTAGTTATGAATATGATAAATTTTCTTCTGATAAAATAACTCAAATAAATTTAAAAGAATCATATGTAGACATTACAATAGATAGCGAATTTTCTAATAAAGAAATTTTACAAAATGAAATATTAATATTTGAACCAAATTTAGACAATACTTATATAAAAATGAAAGCTGACAGTATCTTTATCAACATATTTGAAGAAAATACTGATTTTTTCAATAAAAATTTTGATATAGAAATCTATAAAATAGAAAATGATAAGGGAGAGTTGTTGTCTTTTGAAGATACAAATAATCCAAGATTATTAAAAGTTGTAGATGATATGCTAGGTGGTGCAGGTTCTACATATGATATAGATATTTCCGATCCAGACGCAGAAGCTGAGGATTGGTCTGAAGAAAAAATAAAATTAGTTAGTTCTTATTTTGATGTACAATTTGATATTGAACAAGAAAGTTTGGAAGAACCTGATAGAATTTATATCTATGGATCTTCTAAAATTGTACCTTCTGGAGATGATTGCTAGTGTCAAATATAAATATACAATCAATATTGGATAGTGGATTTCCTAATGTTTTTTTTGAAAGTTTCAGTGTTTCAAAAATAAATGATGAATTGATTATTAACACAAAATTATGTACCAGAGATTTTATAAAATCTTCTGGTGAGGATGGCTGGTTTTATAACAATAATTTGAATAAGTATTGTAGTATAAAATTAGCAGTAGTTTATGACGAAAATTTATTCAATTCTGTTAATAAAAATAACTATATTAGTTTAATAGAAGCTGGTCAAGTTGAAAAAAAAACAATCCCAATACTAAATATCTCTTCTGATAGTAAAGAACTTGAAAAGCAATTTATAGAATATTCAGATGATGAATCTACGATATATAAATTAATGTATGATTGTAGATATGAAATCCAACTAGAACAAAAAAAATTCATAGGCATGATTGCATATGTTTATTTTGATTATCAGCAATATTCTAAAGATTATTCGATACAAATAAAACAATCCTCTTCAAATCTAAAATTTATTTTAGATAAGCATATTATATTTAAAGATGGATTAATAAATAAAAATATTTCTAGATGGTTTATAAATAATGATAGCGTAAAAGAGTTATGGTGTTCTGAGTATTCACTAAAAAATGGCGATGCCTATGCTTTTGTAAATCAAAAAGAGATAAAATTAGAAAATTTATCACAAGAAATTTTTGTTAGATATAGAAATATTTTAAGACCAGAGAACAGATTACGACAAATTAATATTAAGCAGCCTCTTAAACAAAATAAAGATTTAGGAAGTGCTTTTACAAATTTTTATACTTCTCGTAACGACAGTGGTAGTTTAATTGTGCATTTTGCAATTGACATATTAAACTTCTTAAGGAATAGATCTTCTATTTTTCCATTTTTAAAAACAAAATTTATAGAAAATAATATAGAAACCATTAAAAGGTTCTCCAATGTAATAAACACAGAAATACGTGGAGAAGATAATAATTCCTATATGCATTCTACAAATGAATTTAATTTTTTGTCTAATTCTAACTCTAATTCTCTTATAAAAGGATATGAAGTTCGTCCATCATTTATTGTAAATAAAAAATTTAACTATGATTTATCTATATTGATCTCAGACGGTTATAAAGTTGTTTTAAGCAATTTAATAACAAGTTGTAACTCTGATTTTGCTTATTTAAAACAATATTATAGTTTATGTCAAAGCATGAGTAGTAAAAAAGATAGTCTTGGAAGAAATATCTATTATGATTTCTCTTCTGATTATTTTACAGATGAATTTATTTTATTGCAGAATTCTAAAAGATCCGCTTGGGATCTCTCTAAAAAATCTGCAAATACATACGTAGAACTATATAACGCTATTTCTGAATATGATTTACTGATGAAAGAAACAGAAATTTTAAATTTGATATCACCAGAAAATGGTAATTTAGAATCCATTGGTGCTTTCTTAGATTTTTATAAAGATTTATTGTTTAAAGCTTCTAAAATATTAGAACTTCAAAAAAATGATCACTTACAAGATAAATATAGACTCTTAAATGATACACAGCAAACTATAGATAATGATTTTAGTTTTAGTTACTTTAATGATGAAGGATATCTTTTTGATAGACTCAATGAGAACCAAGGTAAAAGTTTTTCATCTCCCAAATTTTTAATTTCTAAAATTAATAGTGCAATATATAAGGAGAGTTTTCCAGCTTTAAACAATATTTTTTCGCAAAACAATCAAAATTTTAAAAGTTCTATTTTTAAAAATGCCGTAAAAAAAGGGATCAACGAAAACTGTTTTGATGAAACACAATATTTATATAAAATGCTAGCAGAAAATTATCCAGAAATGTCTTTTATTGACACTGGGGATTTTAAATTTTCTACTCTTAATGATTACAGAACATTTTTACTCAGTATTGATATGCAACAGATTAAATCTATACTAAGTCAGGTATTTAAAGTTTCAGTAGACGAAACTTTAGAAAATACAAATCAAACAAAAGAGGAATATGTAGATACAATTATGGCATTAATGTCAAAAAATAAATTGTTTATCTATGAAATCGCTGCAAGTACAGATGCAAGAAAAAATAATATTGTAAAAGACTTAGATAGTTTTTTACTTTATTCAATTTTATCTCAAAGAATTGTAAGGATAGAATATTTAAAAAATGCAGAAGATGAAGTATTAGATGGTTCTAGTGTTAAAAAAATGAAAAAACTTACATGGGAAATATTTGATATAAGTAATCAAGAAATTAAAAACTCCCTTAAGGTTGGAAAAAAAATATTAATTAGATGTATACCAATTTCATCAGATATTTTAGGTGCTAATTTAAAAGAATTTACGAATCTTCCTATCAGTAATCAATATAAAGTAATAAGTTATCAAAATATTGTTGTGAGGTAAAAAGGTGTCAAATACAATTAAAAAACAAATGTTCGTTTCTAGAGAAATGTCAAAAAACGAATCAGATAAACAAACTAAAAATATTTTTATGGGTATCGTTAGAGACTACATAGATAACGATTTTTTAGACGCCAATAATCTTGATAATGAATCTACTCCAATAGAGATTAGTTTATCTGATGGAATAAAAAAAATTATAGATAATAAAGAAAAAAAGATCATTTTTAGATTTGATGTAAAAAAACAAAAAAATAATATTTCTAGAATAAATTCGGTTTATAGAGAAAAATTTAGTATTGACTATCACAAGTTCTCTTATAATTCCCCTCAGAATTCAATAAATTCAAATTACTCATATGATTGTATCATGCACTATAATGAGTCAACGCAAGAAAGTTATGATAGCAAAAGAGGAGCTTTTTATAAAAAGGGTTCTTTTAGAGAGTTTTCTAATAAGGTTGAAGCAGAAAAGATAACAGATTTTAAAAAAATAAAAAACTACTATCTGTTGGATAAAAAGAAAAAATCTGATGTTACTCAAACAAATTATGTCAGCAAAACTCCAGAAGTGGAAGAATACTATAATGGAATCTTATCTCCTACCACCGCAGAAACATGGGATAACTATAGAACTTATTTATTTGCTCACCAACAGATAACCGATATAGATAAGTCTAATAATCACATTAGTTATCTACCACAATACGTTAATTTAAGAATGCCTTCTATTCAAGGAGTATCAAAAGACACTGAGGATTATTCTAGCACTGTTAATTACTTATTTTTTTCGGAAACAAAAATAGGAATTATTCCTAACCATGATCTTTATATAATTTCTTTTATAAATTATCTTTATAATTCAAATAAACTAGTAAATGATTTTGAACACTATTATAATAACAAAAGACAGGTTGTTAAGTTTTATCCACTACCACTACTTTTAGATCATACAATTTCTTATTTTGACTACACATCAGTTAAAGAAGAAGAAACAAATTATATAAATACAGAAAATTATTCAAATAATTTTTTTCCAACCAAAGAAATGTTTCTTGATTTATTTAATATGAGTACTGAAAAGAAATTTGATATTTTGAAAAAAAAGAAAGATACTGATTTTATACCTTTATATTATAAAGTTCAAAAATACTATAATAACTTTACTTCTCCTTCACAAATATTTTTTATTCCATATAAAGCTGGGTCTGGTATGAACTTTATTGATAACCAGGTCTTACCAAGTGAAAAATTTGAATATTCAGTATCTCTAGTGGGCGTTAGCTTAGGCATAAATTGTGTGTTTTCTATGCAATCTACTCAACCAACAGTATTTCAAGATTTTGTTTTAGATCCTGAAAAGTGTTTTTCACAGCCAATTGTTATAGAAATTCCATTTATAGAAAAAACCATAGCGTCTGAAAGAAGAACCTTCCCAGCAATACCAGAAATCAATATATACTCTAATGAAAAAGAACCAAATCTTTTAAAAGTATTTTTAAGCAATAGAAGATCTTCAGAAAGACCAATATTTTTATCTGGTCAGGAAGAAAGAAGAGTATTAAATTCAGAGGATAATCTTGAAAACGGAAATGCAAATTTTTTAAGCGAAGACTTTAAACAATATTTTATTTACAGAATTGAAAAAGAAGCACCAGTCACATTTACAAATTTTGTAGATGAAAATGCTAAAATAAACTCTTTGGATTTGCCTAGTAGAGAATTTTATGATATAATTGAATATAATAAAAAATACTATTATATGGTTAGATCATTTAATGGAAGTTTCTTTTCTAACCCTAGTAATATAATGGAGGTTGAGATTAAAAACGAAGAAGGGGTTATTACGCCAATAATAAAGACTTTTAGCTTTCCAGATAGAATAAAAGAAGAGAATAAGTTTTTGATGAGTTCAAAGAGTTTTAAACAGACAATATCACTTAGTCCAGCTTGGAAACAATTAGTTTTTAAGGCTATATCAGATGACTTAGAAGATACATATAAAAATGCAAGTATAGAAATTGATTCTGAAAGATATCCTGGTCTACAAAGTATATATCAGTTAAACCCTAAGTTTAAAATTAGATTAATCTCAAAACAATCAGGAAAAATGATAGATATCAACGTTAAGTATAGATTAAGAATTAATAATCTTTTAAAGCAAAAGTAAATTTTAAAAATAAGATATAATTAGTCTATGAAACTAATTACATTTCAGGGAGACACAAATGGGCTTTTTAAACAATTCAGGTGATATTATTTTAGATGCTGTTCTTACCGACACAGGTAGAATGAAGTTAGCTAGAGGAGATGGATCTTTTAAGATCTCAAAATTTGCTTTAGCAGACGATGAAATAGATTATGGATTATATGTTTCTAATACAGGTAGTGCTTACACTGATTTACAAATTTTACAAACACCTGTTTTAGAAGCATTTACAAATAATGCATCTTCTATGAAAAGCAAATTAGTTTCTATTAACTTAAAAAATCTTTTATATCTTCCAACTGTAAAAGTAAATAATAAAAATAATAGAGATTATACAAATAAAATGATTGTAAATGGTTATTTAGTGGCTGTCGATTCAGCTACTGAAACTTATCTTACCGCAACTACTACAACATTTGCAAGTGCTAGATTAACTGGCGTCCTTAGAGGATTTACCACAGCTGGGAGTCCAATTATTAGAGTAGATCAAGGATTAGATACTAACGCTGTAAATGTTTTGCCTCCTGAACTTAAGGAAACTCAATATATTATTGAAATTGATAATAGATTTGGAACTATAACTGATTCAAACAATAAAGCAATTTCTCCTTCTTATATAGATGATGATGATATTGCTAGTTATTTTGTTTCTCTTGGAACTGATCCTTCAATGGTTTCTGATAATCCAAACAGCTTTTTAAATACATCAAATTCTTCTACTGGTGAAGTTATAAACGGACCTAGAGGGACTATGCTTCATTTTGGAATCGAAGCAAGCACATCAACAAAAGCTAGCACATATTTTTTTGATTCGCTAGGAAGATTATATACAGGAACAAGATCACCTTCTACTGGTACTTTACGTTATATTCCTTCACAAGTTACAATCACTGGTGCTACAACCGGATATTCTGTTGTAATTCCTATTGCTTTTGTTAAATATACAACCTAATTTAAAGGACTAAAAAATGGCGACAACTTTTAAAACTCTAACACCGGAAGATATAGCAAATAGTAGAACCTTACTATATGAACAAATTCCTTTAACCGGAACAATATTATCCGGCACTTATTCTTCTAGTGCTGGCGAAGGAAACGTGCAATATTATTCCCACGGAATGTTTTCCACTGTCTATGATTATCCTTATTTAAGCTCCTCTGCAAATCAATTATTTGATATAACATTCGGAATTTCTAGTGGATCTTTTTTAAACCGCTATTCTACAACGAATCAAAGATCTAAAAAATTAAGTATATATAATCAGATGGCTAAAGTACTTGTAGGATACGATATAACTGGTTCTATCAATTATTTTGATGAAGAAGGCATTTCTGAATCTGGGGCTGCTAGAACACACAATGGTTACTTTTTAACCTTTTCTAGACTCTTAGTTAAAGATGAGATTAAAAAAGGTAGCTTTAGAATGACGCTTATGTTAAGTTCATCTGATGCCTCTAGACAAAGCTTAACTGGTACTATTACTGATATCAGCGGTGCATTTAATCCGCCTGGATATCTAACGAACTCACCAGCCGGTGATTATGGAATACTTTTCCTATCTGAATCCGCTGCTGGTGGAAGAGTCGCCTATAATAATAGCCAGCTGGATCCTAAAGTTGGTTTGATATTTTATCAAGCAGGCGTTGTTTACTTGAATAGTGATATTTTTGCAGCTTATTTAACTTCTAATACTTCAAACATGAATATGTCAGGCAACACAAATGGACAATTAACTACTGCAACTACTATGGTTGCAAATGGAACAAGTTATACAAACATTCAAACATTAGCTGGTACAGGATCTTTAGATGAAATGTCGCAAGCACTCAGAAGAAGAATTCATAATATTCAGTTTCAAAATACAACTGAGTTAAACTCAACGATATATTTTGCAAGAATAAATAATAATGAATTTAATTACAGCACAAATCCAACTTATACCTCGGGAAGCAGTATTTTGGTGAAGGGAGGAGTGGCAAGTAACCCTCCAGTAAGTTATATAACTTCTGTTGGATTATATTCTCCTGAAAATGAACTTATGGCAGTAGCAAAATTATCTCAACCTTTGAAGAAGACTGAAGAACAATCTATGATATTGAGAGTTAGATTGGATTATTAATATGAATTATAAAAAATTTGGACCAGGTGAAATATTAAGGAATACAATAAAAGCATATCCAGAGAATTTATTATTTATTAATTCTTCTGGTACTGTTTATATTCAAAATATAGCACAAATAGATCCAAATAATTCTAATAATTCTAACTTAGTTGCTTCTACAAATTTTAATTTAAGTGGGGCTAGTTCATATAGAAGAATATATGAATTTAGCCCCGTTAATGATTCTGTTTCTCCTCTTGTTCCTAAGAATTTATCAAGTTTAGAGAGATACGGAGTAAATACGGTTACAACAAAAAATTCTTCTGGTCTTCTTACCTCTTCAATAAATGTAATTTGTATTACATCTAGCAATGATTTATATTACAATGATCTAACATCTAAAACCGGTAAAGCTTCTAGTTTTTATTTAAATTCCTTAAGAAATTCATTAAATTGGTATGAATCAGTTTCTCCATTTTATGATTACTCAAATTATGAAAACAAGGATGTTACAATTATAAATATCCCATCTGTTTTTTATTCTTCGACAATAAAAAGAGGAAGTGTTAGTTTAGATTTTTATATAACTGGTAATTTAGTAGGAAGATTAGAGGATTTAAGATACAACGGGGAATTGATACAAACATTTCCTTCTGGAACGGATGAAACTGTTAGTGGTTCTTCTGCTGGTGTTGTTCTTTATGACGAGGGTCTTATATTGTTAAGTGGAAGTTGGAATATTTCTTCTTCTTGTGTTGATAGATATTCCTATATTTCCAGAAGTGCTGGTGAAATAATATCTCTTGATTCTCCTAGATGGGTACACTGGGGTAAATCGCTTTTAACTGGTTCTTTAATACAAAGCTCTAGTTATAGACTAAATTTTAAGGGAACTAACTATATTTCAAATATAACAATGTTTGCAACGGCCAAAAAAAATGAATTTAATACAAGTATAAATAAGACTGCAGTTCAAAGAATAGAGAGTTTAGATAAATATATAACTACAAGTTCTGATAGTTATATTGAAGATAAATCTATATTATACAAAAATACAGTTAAAACACCTTTTTCTTCTGTTAGTGGATCTTACACTAGACAATCTTTTATATCAAAAATGGCTATATTTGATGAGAATAAAAAATTATTAGGCGTTGTAAAATTTGCTACACCAATAAAGAAAAATTCTGATAGAGAATATACGTTTAAAGTTAAACTTGATATCTAATTAATATGCTATGGAAAATAATAACGAATCCAAACAAGAGATTAAAGCACTACCTCGTTCTAGTATAGAAACGATAGACGAAGCTTTTTTTAGATATATTGATGAAAAATTAAATATATCTTGCACCACATCCGATGGATTTAAAAAAGTACCAGTAATTTGGGCAAATTCCGAAAGAGCATTCCAGATAAAAAATAATGTTAAAATTAGAGATTCTTATGGATCTTTGATACCACCCATTATTTCAATTGATAGAAAGAATATATCAAAAGATCCAAGCAAAAAAGGAACTTATCAGGCAAATTTAGCACCTAAAGATAATAGAATTGTTTACACACAGGAAATAAATCAAGAAAAAACATCTAACTTTGCAAATTCTGATACTCAAAAAAAAGTAGGACAGCTTAGTTTTATAACTTCTAAAAAAAATAAAAAAAAGGTTTTTACATACAAATCAGTTCTTTTACCTGTGTATGTGATGATAGATTATGAGATAAATGTTTTAACAAATTACCTACAGCAGATGAATGAAATAATACAGCCATTCATAACAAATACAGCTGGCACTAACTACTTCGTTATTACACATGAATCTTTTAGATATGAATGTTTTATACAGCAAGATTTTAACCAAGAATCTGAGATAAGTGCCGAGGAAGAGAGAAAATATAAAACAACCATTTTAGTTAAAGTCTTAGGTCAATTAATTGGCGATGATGTAAACCAAGATATTCCAACGTCAACTTCAGCAGAAAATATAGTAGAATTTAAATTTCCAAAAGAATCAAATCTTATAATAGAGGATGAATCAAAAAAGAAGAGAAAAACGGTATCTAACCCAGGAAGTCTAGGTCCAGAATTGGTTTCGGTTGGAAATGTAATTAAAAAGACATTTTTAATAGGGGATGGAATAAATTCTACGTATACAGTAACACACGATTTAAACAGTCGAGACATGTATGTAAATGTTAGAGAAACTGCTGGTGATTATAATATGGTTTTTGCTGGTGTTAGTTTTGTTAGTTTAAACAGTATAAGTATTAACTTCGGTTCTTCTATAGGTGTAAATTCTCATTTGGTAACAATAATTTCTTAATATGACTAAAAAAGAAGAAATATTAAAATTGTACAACGATTTGTTAAATGAATTAATGTCTGCTGATAAGGAAAAAATTAGATTTTTATGGAAAAATAAGAATATATTAATAGATAAAATTATTCATATTAGTAAAAAATACGAAGAGTATATAAATGAAATACAACATTAACTTTATTCAAATTTCTAATTGGATCTATCTATTAAAAGAGAAATTAGAAAATATTAAAGATGATGATAACACAGTCAAAGAGCTTCTTAAACAAAAAGAAATACTTCTAAAAACAATAGATATTATAAATAAAAAAACAAGACTTATCGGAATTCAGAAAAAATTTTTAGAAAATTATAAAGATCTAAAGAGGAAATTAGATGCCAACAGCACCGTTTAAAATATTACCTAATCTTATAGTAAACGGTAGTGTATTAAAATACGACGATACAAATAATTTAATATTCGAAGTAACAAGCGGTGTTAATGGTCATGTAAGTTCTTCTGTTCCTTATAAGGGCGTCTTTTTAGGTACAGCTTCTTATGCAAATTTTGCTCTTACAGCTTCATATTTACAAGGCTCAGTAGAAACTGCCTTAACAGCAACTTTTGCTTATACAGCTTCAAGCCTAGAGCAATCATTAAATACAAAATTAATTAATGCTTATAAGCGATTAAGATATAAGACTACTGGTAATTTTGATAATAATGGAAATGCAATAATTACTTTACCAACTTCTTCTCTAGGATCTAGTGCTTTTACAATTCCATACTTTAACGATATATCAGTAGATGTATTAGTACTCTCTGGGAGTTCTTGGGTTAACGAAATTATAGCATATGAATTAAAAATTACTGGTTCTGGAAATGATGAGCTTTGTGTGATTTTAGAGGCACCAGAACTTAATTCCTCTTATAAGTATAAATTAGTAGCAGTAAATGAAAATGGAGAACTATTTAATATAGTATAAAATTGGAGAAAAATAAATGGCCCGTCAAATAAAATCGCTAACAGACTTATCAGCGCAAAAGTTACTACAAAAAAAAGTAGGATCAAATATTGTATTTGAAGTTAGTGATTCAAACATTAGCTCATCTTTACCATTAACAGCATCTGCGCTTGTTTCTAATAGCACAATTTCAGGAAGCGGCCATCTGTCAGCAGGTTCCGGCTATATCAATGGTAGTCTAGAAGTAAAGGGTAATTTACTAGTCAGTGGTGCTTTAGCAATTATAAATACAGATGTTATTGAAGTAAAAGATAATATTGTAGTTATAAACAAATTAAGTGGATCTGAATTACCTTATAGTTCAGTAGAAGCCGGTCTCTATATTAACCGTGGAAATTTTGAAACAGCTTCCTTTTTATGGAATAGTGCAAGCAACGATTATCAGTTTAAATACACAACTGCAAATGGTGCTTCAAGCACTTTCGCAGACCTACAATTTAATAAAGCAAAAATTAATAATATCTCTGGGTCTGGTGGAGTTACTGTTTCTTCTGATATTATTTTAGATAAAACAGCATCACTACATACTTCAGCAAGTTTTACTAATTTAACTAGTTTACAGATAGTAGGAGAAAGATTTAACTTAGATGAAGCATTTCATGCAATTGATCACGCGTTAGGTGCTGGTATTAATAATCAAGTAATTATTAATGGATATAGTAGATTACGTCATCAAATAACTGGTTCTTTTGACGCGAATGGAAGCGCAATTGTTGTATTACCTAAGACAAAACTTTCTCAAAATGCATTCCCGGCTACAGACATAGATTACGTTATGGTTGATGTATCAGTATTAGAGTCAGGGGTGTGGGTTAACGATTTATTATCTGTTCAATTAAAAGTATCTGGGGCTGTAAATGATGAATTACACGTTGTACTAGACGCACCAGCAATGGGAACTTCTGATAAATATAAACTATTAGCAGAAAACTACAACACAGCTTCTTATCAATTAGTATAAGGAATTTTTTATGGCAGTTGAAGAATCAGAGTTTGCTAGGATAAGAAACAAAACTCTTACAACCGAAAAAAAAACTCAAAATATTAATTCTGGGTATGGCGATACGTATGTAAGTGGTAATTTACTTATTACCGGCAGTAATTCTAATTTAATTTTAACTAGCAGTACTGGAATAAAATTAAACGCATATGATGGTCCCCTTATAACTAGAAATTGGAATCCAATTGATTCAGGGGATAAACAAGGTGTTGGCACCTGGGGTCTGTTTATGGAGCCAGCTGCATTAAATACTGGAATTCCTTCCTTTGATTATGTTGGCGCTGGGGAGTATAATGTAGCATGTTATAATCAAGATGGTACAATTGAATCAACGCCTTTAAAAGTTACTAATCAGGGACTAGTTACAACTGAGTTTTTACAAGTTGCCTATACGGTTAGAAGTAGTTTATTACCAGATGGAGACCATACGCGTGATTTGGGAATGAATGATCCATTTGATTCTACTATAAGATGGAGAAATATATATGGAAAATATTTTGTAGTTTCTGACGGAGGAGGAATTGATTTTTCAAATTTCTCAAATGCTACCGGCAAGACATCAGAAGTTTTAGATGACTATGAAGAAGGAAAATGGACGCCTGGTTTTTGGGGTTCTACAGTTTCTGGTAGTGTAACCTATACTGATACAGGTTACGCATTAGGAAGTTACACTAAAATTGGTCGTACTGTTACTTGTCATGGTTCTATAAGAATTTGGAGTTGGGGTACTAAACCAACAGGAAATTTGCGAATAGGAGGATTTCCTTTTACGTCAAGAGCCGCTACTGAAGTAATATTTTATACCGGACTTGTTGGTTATTATGGTTTTATAGGACCAGCAGGACGTGGCCCTTATACTCTTTTGATGGCCGAGAACGCAACTTCTGTAGATATTTTATATGACTTTGGCTCTAACGTACCAGCTTCCGAGCTAAGTAGTACTCTCAATGATGAGTCAAGATTAGCTTTTACAATAACATATGAGGTTTAAATGAGTTTAACTGAAGAAAAAATAATAGATTTAATTGAAATTGTAAACTATAACAATATTCAGGTAAGAGAGAGTAATATTATTAAAAAAGATGGAAAAGAAATAGCTAGAACTTTATCTAGATATGTTTTGACTTCTGGTAGTAATTTTATCTCTCAAGATGAAAAGGTAAAAAATATAGCTAAAGCACTTTGGGGTTCTATATTAGAAGAAGAAGTTAATATGTTAGAGGCAATAAAACCACAACTCAGCTCCAGCTTAACAAACACAGAAACTTCAGGTAGTATTGTTTAATGATACTTGGATTAGATATAAGCACTTCAATAACCGGGCTTACCGTACTTACTGATGAAGGCATTGTTATATACAACGAAATGCTAGACCTTACTAGTAAAAAAAATGATACACTTTTTAAAAAAGCAGCGCAAGTAAAACAGAAATTAACAGAACTAAAACACTTATTTTACATAACAAATGTTTATATTGAGCAAAGTCTCAACGCCTTCCGACCAGGATTATCTAGCGCGCAAGTTATCTTGACACTCGGAAAATTTAATGGTATAGTGTCTTGGATTTGTTGCGAAGTTTTTGGATTTGAGCCAGAATATATCGGCGCTTCGACAGCAAGAAAAGCTTTAGGCATTAAAATTGAGAAGGGTGCCAACGCAAAAGAAATTGTTTTAGCGCATATTTTAGGGCTTGAGCCGACGTTTAAAGTCGAGTATACTGCTCACAACAACCCAAAAAAGGGAACATACGATAGAGCAGATTCGTATGTAATAGCGAAAGCAGGGTACTTGTTGTGTCAGAAGCAAAAAAAATCCAAATCCTAACAGATATTTTAGGAGATTATTATCATTCTGGTAATGAACTCCTTTTTAAATGTCCTTTTTGTAGTCATCACAAGAAAAAATTAAGTGTTAATATCGCAAAAGGAGCAGCTAAATGCTGGGTTTGTGATTGGTCTACGCCTAATTTATCTAGAATTGTAAAAAGGCTAGGAAATTATAGTCAAGTTCAGTTGTGGAATGAGCTTTGCGGTATAATAGAAATTTCTGATTATGAAAAAATATTTGCAGAACAAACAGAAGTTCAAGAAGAAACAGAAATAATTTTAGATCTACCACCAGAATTTCAATCTCTTTGCAATAAAGATCATAGTTTATCTTCTTTACCTGCTCGTAGGTATTTAAGAGAGCGTGGCCTGACAAAAGAAGATATTCTATATTGGAAAATAGGATATGCCGTGTCCGGTGAATATGCTGGTCGTGTAATTATTCCATCCTTTAATATGGATGGTAAAGTAAATTACTATATTGGAAGAACATACGAAGATAACTGGAAGAAATACATTAATCCAGATGTCAGAAAAGATCTTATTTTTAACGAACTATATGTAGATTGGAGTCAGGATGTTACAATCGTTGAAGGAGTTTTTGACGCAATCAAAGCTAAAAATGCTATCCCTATTCTTGGTAGCACCTTGCGCGAAGGTTCCCGTACTTTTCGTGAACTCATTAAAAACGATTCAGCAGTATTCATTGCCCTTGATCCCGATGCAGAGAAAAAAGCTGACAGATTAATCAAAGATCTTCTACATTATGATGCAGAGGTTTATAAAATTCCAATCCCAGAAAATATTGATGTTGGAGAGATGTCTCATGAACAATTTTTGGAGTGTAAAAAGAAAGCCAAACTAATTAAAAATACAGATTATTTTCTTATCAATAAAATAATGAGTATATAAAATGGTATTAGATAAATCATATATTAAAAAAATAATAAAAGAAGAGATAGCAAACGCTTTGAATATGACTAAAAAATTAAAAAAGAGTTCAAAATCTTCTAAATTAGAAGTCTTAAGAAAAGAATTAATTGATTTGTTTATAAATTACAGACACTCTGTTACTAGTATGTCTGTAACGTCTAAAGAGCAAGTAAGAGATAACTTAGAGAAAGATTTATCATCAATTAGAGAAAAGTTTGGATTAGATAATCTAAATTATCCTAAATTTTTTGTATTCTGTATACATATTTTAAATGGCAAAGCTGATCCGCAGCTAGTTACGTTTATTAGAACAATAGCTAGAGGAGATAGAAGGTTTAAAAATTATCTAGATAAACTAGATTCCTACGACCACTCTATAACCCCAGAAGAGGAAAAATACCAACCAGCTATAAAAAAAGATCCAGATCCGGGATTTATGAGAGTTCCAAAAACTGATAATGCTATAGACGACCAAGAAGATCTTCGTCGCGATAGAAAAACACTAACACAGTCATAGGAGAGACAGTATTATGAAAATAACAAAAAATTACTTAAGAAAAGTAATCAAAGAGCAATTAGATGATGAATCAAAAAACTCTGATGTTGAATTTTATTTAGTATATGATGATTCCGGAATGATGTTTCCACCAAAAATTCTTACTAGCAGAGAAGAAGTAAAAAGTTTTATGGAAAATTCTGATTATGATACTCATGATTTTGTTGTAGTACCGATGGACCGCGACTCTATTTTAAGTATTAAAAGAGCTAAATAAACACTAGACACAAAAAATTTAGTGTAGTATGATTAATCCTGCTGACAAAAATCGGCAGGATTAATTTATTGGAGAATAAATGAAATTTGCACACTTAGCAGACACACATATTAAAAATTTAAAATATCATGACGAATACAATGAAATTTTTGATAAAATCTATCAGGTTTTACAGCAGGAACAAGTAGATTGTATTGTACATTGTGGTGATATTGCACATACAAAAACTCAAATTAGTCCTGAATTTGTAGAAATGGCAAGTAACTTTTTTAGAAATCTTGCTTCAATTGCTCCAACTTTTGTTATTTTAGGAAATCATGATGGTAATCTACGAAACGGCAGTCGTCAAGATGCAATTACCCCTATCATCAATGCTCTAAATTTAGATAATCTTTTCTTATTGAAAGAATCCGGCGAAGTAAATGTCGGAGAAAATTTTTCTTTTAATGTTATGAGTATATTCGATGAAACTAATTGGAAAAAGCCTTCAAATCCTGACAAAATTAATATTGCACTGTTTCACGGTTCCGTTGCAGGTGTTGCTACTGATACTGGTTATATTATGGACCACGGCGACTATAGTGTTGATATCTTTAGTGGGCATGATTTTGCTTTTCTTGGCGATATTCACAAGACTAATCAATCACTAGACTCAAAAGGACGAGTAAGATACCCCGGTTCTACAGTTCAACAAAATTTTGGAGAAACTGATGATAAGGGATTTTTGATATGGAATATCCAAGACAAGGATAATTTTACTTGTCAACATATTTCTATTCCAAATCCTAATCCTTTTGTTACTATCTCTCTTGATTTTGACGGTAATCTACCAAAATTAGATCTGAAAAAAGGTTCAAGGGTCAGGATTGTAGCAGATAGTAATATCACACTAGATAAAATCAAGAAAGCTACTGAGTTTGTAAAAACAAAATATGAACCAGAATCAGTTACATTTTTAAATAAAGCAAATTTAAGAGGGTCTGATGAAGAAATTGTATCTGATATCGTATCAGAAGATCAAAATCTTCGTGATTTATCTGTACAAGAAAAACTTATTCGTGATTATTTAAAAGATTTTAAAGTTGAAGATGATGTTATGGATAAGGTTTTATCATTAAATAAACGTTATTCCTCTCAATTGGAAGAAGGAGAAGAGGTATACC